TCATCCATGTATATGTTTTGGATGTTAGCAGTATAGTCATTCAAATGTTGTTGATTATCATAACACCACTTCCGTCTGAGTTTCCTTTTGCAAGAGTCTTTGTTATAGCAGCAACTGCCGAGAGATCACTTATTGCAGAACCCTGCATTCTAATTTTGACATTACTTAAAACATCAGTAACAGTATAACTGCCAGTTAAAGTAGCGTTTGCAGTTTGAACTGTGATTACATCATTTAATCTTATTCTATGAAAATCCTTAGTAACAACTTCGTAGGTAGGGCCTGAAGCATCTTGTAATTCAATGGTATCTACATTATACTTTGGTTGAACGTTAAATACCCAGTTATTTGATTTGAAATCAGTAACTTTGGCTATCTTACCTAAAGACTTTAATTTTATTTTTGCACCCTTTCTTTGATAGAAAGTATCAGGTAATTCAACACCACTTAATACACCTGTTATTCTGCAACGTATGCCGTCTGTAGTGACCCCTGCGGTGCTGTTTGCTTGCCCTAGGGCATAAACATAAGCATTCTGTTTAATTGATGTTGCATCCTTAATAGTGGTCGTTATACCAGTTGTGCTTATACCTAAAAACTGTGTGATATTTGTATTAGTATAAGTGCAGACCCCAGTCGTTCCATTCTGATATTTAAAGGTAAGAGAACCACTATTAGGAAAACCTATAGTTGAATCAACATCAATATAGGTTTGTGCTGCACCCACTGATCCTACATTTTTTGAATTAGCATGAACAGCAAAATTACCATACAATAACTCATCAGAACTACCAGTTCCAAATGAAGCATCAATACTAACCTTGTAATAAGTATCAGTTAAAAGACCAACTCTGACTCTCTCAACCATTGAAACAGGGCCATACGCTCTAGATAGATTCTCTACAGGGTCTTGGAAGAGTGTCTTATTCTCAAGATCCATAGGATCTCCTTGAATTGCTTCTACTATAAGATCACGAGTTTTTCTGTAGTTAGCATCAGATGGTGCAATAACATAATCAGCAGGTCTAACAATATCTACTTTTTCGTTATATAATGATTTGAATAGTAATTTAAATGATTCATCAGTTCCTCTAGAGTTATAAAAGTCTTTTGAATGACGAATAAACTGTGGTTCATTTAGTGCAGGGTTCAGATCTTTCTGAAAACCTGGTAAAAACTGTTGTTTTGACTTTCTTAAAAATTCTTCTAAAAATAATGAACTTAAATTATTAACTTGGCCACCACTTGTTCCAACACCAACCGCATGAGTTGCTGCTTTTGATGTTGAGAATATAAACTCCTCTGGTTCGTCAGGGTTTCTAAATGATGTAATTCCACTAAATCCACGAATACATCCAGTAAATGAGTTTGTTGTTAATCCTGTATATGTGATTATCTCATTATCTATTTTTAATAAACCATAACTATCAGGAAATCCAGTAGTATCCTTTACAGATATAGTTTGATCGAACTGACCAACAGCACTTGAGAGAGTTGTAAATCCAACAAGAGTGCCAGATTTGTTTAATTGTATGTAAGAGTCTAAATTATTGATTATATCAATTGGGCCACCTTGATATTCTTGCCCTTGATAATATGCACTTAAAAATTCACCGACTAAAGGGCTATCATCCCTGACATAACTAGGGAGTTGTTCTTTGACAACCTTATTAATTTGAACTCTTTTATCGGTCATGTGTTATCTTACGATCTTTCTTTCTGTATAACTTGATGTAACTGTATATGTTGATCCTGATGGGTCTGCACCTGACGCAATTTCATCAACAACCATCTCTACGTTACTAGTATCTAGTTGCAAATAAAGATCCTGTAATCCAATTACGTCATTTGAGTGTGGAACAACAGAGATTTCCATGATTTGTTGAGCATCTTTTGTCTTACCTGAGACAATATTGATGGGGTTAAGAGTCATTCTACCAGTTTTATAGTTAACAACACCAACATTTGACCTTTCAATTAGTGGAGTTGTAGAACCTGGTGCGTCTAAAGAGAATAAACCTAGTGATCCAGTGTTTCTATCTGTATTTGGAAGGTCATAAAGGTAAACTGGTCTACCAATATCTAAGACTCTAAAGGCAGTAGAGCGAATATTGAACCCATCCATAGACGAAATATGAAATTCATTACCAAAATCTATGGCATATTCGGCAAATTGATCAATAGCCAACCTTAAATCGCGTCTCATTTCCACTGTTGTGATGTTAGAAGTGATAGATTCGTGACTTTGATCAATAACTTTGAGGAATTTACTGTATTTAAACCTTGCTCCATACTTATTTAACTCTGCAGAAGCAGCTAATTTGTTAATATTGTTCAAAATTGTGGAGGAAACCATCAGAGGATTGGGTGCAAGACTCGTATTATAGTAAACTTTACTGTCAGTCTCAAGGTAGAGATACTTGAGATCGAGAATTTCGGGCACAATTCCTGCTACAGAGTATTTTCGGAGGTCTCTTTTGATATTTTCTTTGATTGCATTCGGCACAAAGTCACCAGTTCGTGGTTTTATGCTTATAAAAACCTTTCCATACTGTGGAGGAACCAATTCTTCACCACCATAAACTGAAATTGACTCAGTTTCTGGGTAAATTTTGTTAGGAATTAGGATTTCATAGTCATTTGAGGTCAAAGCACGGTTTTGAGTGCTATAAATTTGAGGTGCAAACTTCTTAACAGAGTCAACGCTCTCAATTTCATCACCACCACTAGAGGGATTAGTGGCAGTTAGGAGAGAAATACCACTAGTTATGGTGTTTTCGACTGCATTTCGTGAATATGTGCATTTTCCGCTAAAAGTTAGGTTACTAACACCATTTGCTTCTGATCCATTTGATATAATATACGAAACTTCAACAATATTTCCATCTGCAAGTGCTTTTCCGAAGATTCCGTCACCAAAAATAATCTCATATTGCTCATCTTCTATCTCTTGTATGTAATAAATGAGTGAATCTTTGGTTATTGAACTTCCTGTGACTGCATCAAACAGACTATCTTGCCTTGTATAACTTGAAAGTAGTGAAGAAGTCGCAGATGGTCTTACATAGACCTCTAAAGTGCTTAAATCGATGCCAGAATTAGATAAAATAAACCTTTGATTGATATTATTTGTAGAATATGGGAATTTTTGGTCAATTACAGTGCCTTCTTTAACATCTACTTCTAAAAATGACGCAACTCCGTCAATTACAGGTTTTGTAACCTCTTTTGTAATGCCAAAAACGAAAGATTGACCTCCAAATTCGTTTGTAGAGACAACTGGGCCTTTTTTTAGGGTCACAGTTGTTGGTGGAGGGGTAATTCCTGGTTCTACAGTGAAATTTATTGTTGCAGTTGATGCTTTTCTTGATCTTGGAACATATCCGATGTTTCTAGCTAATGCAACAACGTTTTCTCTAAGGGTTGCACTGTCAATAAAGACCTCGTTAGAGATCATATTGGCATTATATGAAGTAATGTATGTATTATATGCTAAAACGTCTAAAATAGTTGACAAATTAGATCCCTCGAAGTCATAATCCGTAAAATTCGAGTTGGATTGTAAATATTGTTTAAGTGTTTCTTTAATCTGGTCAAAATCCAGACTAGTAAAGTTTAAAAGTGACATTTATCGTGATGGAAGCAAGGCAAATTCTATTTGTGATGGAGGTATATCCACACCGACGATTCTATATGTGATTTGTACGTCAAATTGATTCTCATCAAAGTTAGGATCTACACTTACATCAATTATTTCAACTCTAGGTTCATAATTACCTAAACAACTTCTAATTTCATCTTGAATTGATATTGCAGTGATCTCATCAACGTTTTCAAATAATATTTCACCTATACTAGACCCAAAATCAGGATCAAAAAACTTTTCACCAGGTGTAGTCGATACTATATTACGCACAGCTCTCGCTATTGCGTTTTCATTCTTCAAAGCAATCAAATCGCCACTCAAAGGGTTAAATTTGAATGACATACTAAGATCTTTGAACTTTTTACTAACTCTTTGAGCTGGCATTAGAAGTTTATAGTACTATATTTTATTTATCAGGGTTTTCTAACGATATTCAGAGATAACTTCGTAACTTTCGATCTCATAATCTAATCCGTCTTCATCTTCTTCACGAAGACGTTCAAAAAAGTCACTAGAACTCTGTTTATCACTCTTTTTAGGAGTCAAAGAGTCGTTTGCGATCTCTCGTAGCATTTTTTCTGACATGGGAACCTCCAATTAGACACAAAAAAGTGCCTAAACGAACATTTGTTCTATTTAGACACCATATGTGTTAGTTTTTTAACCTAATCCATCAATTGCAGTATTTCCAACTCCTACATCACCAAATTCAGACCTTTCTTTTGCTGTTTTCCAGAAATAATTCTCTTCTGAACCCAATCCATCACGATCATGACCATTTTCAACTTGATAGTAAACTGTTGATACCTTAAAATCGGGATTCTTAGGAACTTCGGGTGTAATACTATTATCATAGATACGCATTCTATTATTCGGATACAACGCAAACTGCCCATTATCCAATTCAATTAGATTATGTGACTTATGTTCTGCTGGCTGCTCACTAGTTGAGTAATCTATTGCATCTACGTCTTGGTGATAGTTATCTAATGTGCAAATATAGGTTCCTGTCTGCGTTCCAAAGTCTCTTGTATACACTTCATAGTGCATTGACCCTATAAACTGCTTTTGAACTGCTACAACCCCATAATCCATACAATTCCAGAATTGTAAGTTATGAAGAGTCATATCTGGGTCTGGTAACTCAGGTGACGAGAGAAACGCGGATATTGGTAACTTGTCAAACATTGCAGCATACTCAGGTAAGTATGTTTCAAAGTAAAAAGCACGGCCAGGTATTGACTTAGCAGATACCCAAACTCCCTTGACAAATTCACCATGACCACTCTTATGGTCGGTTAAGTATTCCTTTCGCACCCATACTTCATAGGATGGAAGGTTCGTAATAAGACAAGACATTTAATCCCACTCCAGTAAATCAGGGCAAAGTAAAGACCCACGAAGGTCTTTTGCCTGTTGGTTATGTTCACATAATTTATTCATCCACATCCTTTCTTCTATCGTAACGGTATCTTCCGATATGATCCGACAACATATGTCGGTAAGTCTAACACGGTATTTGGTGCTTAACATTACTTTCCCTGACCTCGGTAACGCTTCTTCGGTGCATTACGAGAAGTCGCGGAATATTTGGTATTTTTCGAGGAGCCTTGGCGACTCTTCTTTGGAACAGAGACGTATATCTCTCTACCCCATGAACCTGTTGTTGATCTAACTGCCATATTTAACCATGTGGATTGTAATAAGTAACTAATACTAATATAATGAATAGTATTAAGAGAATCGAGAAGAACGCGATGACCATTAGATTACCCTTGTCTTCTCATGACCTACACGAATGCGAGGATCTGCCCATATCTCATAACCTGCCTCTTGAGCATCTAGACAGAAGGATACGTCTTCACCGCACATATCTTGAACATCTCCTGACTCAAAGACTTGCATCTTAGGAGCAAACCAAGGATACTCCAGTTTCTCGAAGACACCATTCTTAATCATTACCCAACCAAAACCAGTGTAATCGCAGGTAAAAGGTTTCTTTCTCTTACTCATAGTTTCCACAGTCTCGTGATTCATC